GTTATTGCTGATGCAACATTATTGTTATTACTTAATGCTGTTGCTAGTTCACCTAGTGTGTTAAGACTATCTGTTGCACCATCTGTGAGTGACGTTCTTAAATTTGTTATAGCAGTTTCTACATAAGATGTATTTGCTATACTGCCATCGTTAGAACCTTGTACATAAGCATTACCACTAACACTAGGCAAAGTACCACTAACTGTTGTTGCTGTTGCGCCTGTTAAATCTACTGTACCAGTAAAAGTATAATCTGCACCAAGTGTATCATTTCTATCTGTTGTAACAACATCTGCCGTTACATCTAAAACACCACTTGTTTCTGTTACATAGGTACCGTTTTGAAGATAACCACTTATACCTGCATCAAAGTCTGTAACTTGCGTATGCGGTATTGCTATGTTTACATTTGCCGCTGTTGTTAATTGTCCTTGTGCATTTACTGTAAATGTAGGTATTGCTGTTGCACTACCGTAACTTGCGCCTGTGACACCACTGTTAGTAATACTTATTGCACCTGTACCACTACTATATGTTATACCTGTACTACCACTAAAGTGTGCTCTTGTTTCTGCGGCACTTGGACCAGTGTATGTATAAACACCATTGCTGTAACTAAATGATCCATCACCACCTGCATCAGTGGCAGAAAAATGTGCTCTTACTTCTGCGGCACTTGGACCTGTATATGTTAGTACACCAGTACCATTGTTATATGCTAAACTCCCGTCACCACCTGCATCTGTAACAGTTAATGAACCGGCAATAGGTGCTGATGTTGTAAGTGCTGTACCATTCCAACTTATTAATGCATTACCGTTTGTTTGGCTGAATTGCAAGGTTGCTGTTGTACCAGTTCTGTCATAGTTAATGATTATGCTATCATCTGCAACTCTGAGTTCGTCTGCTCTTTCACTGATTGTTTGGGCGTTAAATACGATATCACCCGGGGATCTAAATATACCTTTTTTGTCTGCCATTAATTACTCCGATTGCAACATTGCTTTAACATATTTATCAGATTATGGTATATTTTCTTGCGTACAAAAAAAAGCACCTTCCGAAGAAGGTGCTTAATTCGTTTAAGTAAAACTAATACTTACTTGAATGAGACGTTTGATAGTCCAATTTCACCTAAGTAGTCAGCCGCGTTACCCAATGAACTTGCTGTGTTAGTAAGTTCTAAGTAACCGTATCTTGTCATAAATGACACGACAGGCTCAAAACTGCTTGGATCCATAACTGGACCTGTGCTCATTAATGGAATGTAAGGACAGTAGAATGCTGGAGCATCTGTTTCAGATGAACCTTTATATCCTACTAGTACTGGAGTTCCGTCTACCGCATAGTTGTCAACAAATACTTTAACAGTACCGTTTAATGTACCTACAAACTTAGAGTTTGTTGGAGCATCAAAAGGACCTTCTGTACTTCTAACAAATGTTGAAGTTGTTGCAGATTGTAGTATTGTTAAAGCCTGTGGACTTACAACAATATAGTTACCTGCGCCTCTTCTTGTTCTAGCGGCAATCAAGTTTGCAACTCTGTTGATAAGAATTGCCAAAATTGCGTGTCTTTCACCGATATATGTTTGAGTACCTGTGATTCCGCTGTTGAAGTCTAAAGTGTCAACTGTTGGAGCAAGTGCTCTTAACTTTGCTAACATCTCTTGGTCGATTTCAACTGCAATTTCTTGTGCTAATGCCTGCATAATTTCTGCTTCGATGTCTACACCGTGCATTGCGTTGGCGTCTTGAGCAGATTCAAAAGTCCATCTTGCTGATAGACGTCTTGTTTTTGCTTCGACTGTTTGTTTGAGGATTTGAATAGACATTTTGCTACCCGCTGTTCCTTCACTACTTGCAGTAGCATCAGGATTTCCTGAATATGCTGTTGCTAGTGCGAAAGGACTAAGTGCTTCCTGTCCTGCTGTTACTGAGTCTTTAGACTCTGCGTATCTTACCCTTAATGTGTGGATTTGTCCTACTGGTCCACTCATTGGTTGCACACCAAGTAATTCGTTGGCGATCAAAGAAGGCATAACCCTTCTAATCAATGGTAGCATAACTTTGTTAAGTGATGCAACGTTTCCTGCCATTGTTGACCCTGCTGTCGCTGATTCTTGTAATTGAGTTTTTGCATTTTCTAAAATTACGTCCATTGTAGACTTTTTAGAACCTTGCAACCCTTCAAGAAGAGCGTCCTTGGTTGCGGACCAATTTGATTCAAATAATGCTTCTGCCATTATAATCTCCTAATTATTTAAGTCCGGCTAGTTTTCTGATTTCGTCTATAGCGACTACATCAACTAATTCGCTGTCTGGGCCGGTTTGTCCGTCCAACGATCTATTACCAGTGTGTTCTGTCTTCACTGATTCACTAATAACTTCTTTCTTAGTTCTTACAGAACCTTCTTCGTTCATAACACTTGGAAGGTACTTGTTAAATGATTCTTCAAGTTTCTCTGTCTTTACTGTTTCTAGAAGTTCTGTCATAAGTTCTTTTTTGTCCTTACTTAAAGGTGCAATTAAATCACTTAAGACATTGTTTCTGTTGTATCTATCTTCTGCTATTCGCAATTTAGATTCAACTAATTTCTTCTGCTCAGAACTTTTGTTTGCGGTAGCCTTGGCTTCATCAATCTTGGATTTTAATCCAGTAATTGTTGATTTGAGTTTTCTAACTTCTGTATTTTCATTTAAATACGAAGTAGCATACTCGCCTGCCATCGCTTCAAAAATTCTTCTACCAAATTCATTTTCACGAGCCTTAGTAATATCTTCTTTAAATTGTGATACTTCACTTTTTAATGAAGATGAAATAGTTTGTTCAACTTTTTCTGCGGCTCTTCTAATAAACTCTTTTTTAGCATCCGCAAGTTGCTCTCTTCCTTCGCGAACTAACTGAACTTTCTTCTCTGCTAGTTCTCGCTTATCGGAGTGGAACTCACGAATTTCATCAGCAACTGCTTCAAGAACAAAGTTTTCAAGTTTAGCAAAGTTTTCACTTTGTGCATTTCTATCTTCTTTGAGTTCCTTGATTTCGTTGGCTAATGTTTCTGAAACGAATTTATTTAAAACGTCAGTGTGTTGACCGACTGCTTTTTTATAATTAACTCTTTCAGCAATAGTTGCCTTCTTATCTTCTGCAAGTTCTTTCAATTCCTCTTCTAAGTTTTGAGTAATGAATGTGTCCATTGCTTCTACTATTTGACCTTTGTCATGTTCGAATCTCTGTGCAAATTCTTCTCTTAACTCAGCAGTGATTTCATCTCTTGCTTCAGCAAGGCGTGTTTCCCATGCTTCTTGTATGTTGACTCTAGTCTCTTCAGACAAGTCACCATTTTCAAGAAGTTCTACGAATTTATCCGCCATGTGCTTTCTCCTATTTGAGTTCCAATTCACGAATGAAGTTTTCCATCATTCGTGCAAGGTGTTTTTGTGCGTTTCTGTCACTTTTTGTTATTTCACGAGCGGCTTCAAATATTTGAGCGCCGCCACGCATATTAAATAAACTTTCGTAAATGGCTTTAGGGTAGGCATCTGGGGCACTTGGTTGTGCTACGATGTCAACAGTTACTATATCAAAATCGCTTACCCTACCGCTTTCATTTACATTGCCACTACCTCTACTGCTAACGCCTAATTTGGCGCCACCTTTTAGTAATGCTTCAGCAATCTTACCCATTGGAGTATCCAATATTTTAAGTTTACCAAAGCCATCTGCGCCTTCACAACGCATATCAGTAATCATGTGGCTTACTCTATCTAAATTAATTTGTAATTCTGCTGGGTGATCCAACTCGCCTAAAACAGTTTCGCCAGTTTGAATTCTTTTACCAATTGATTCTACAGCAGTCTGTATTTCTTCTTTTGGATAAACTCTTCCATTCTGGTTCTTAACTTCGCCTTGTATAAACAGACCGCTCATCATCATATCTTTGCCATCCTTAGATGACTCAACTATGATATTTGCTTTATCTGGACTATAGTATTCGAATAACTGTCTTGACATTATGTCTCCCTAAATTACTTAACTTTTCCTGCTATAGGACTCTCTGATTTCTCAGCATTTACTTTTGCTGGGGAAACAGATGCTGGTTTTTCTATCCT